ATCAGCACTCCGGATCCGGATACAACATCGGTGGCTGCCCCCGCAATCGTGCCAGAAAGAATAATTCCTCCCTGCTTTAAGTACCATGATGCAGCCAAAACTCCGTCAGCGGAACCTGTTGCTCCCGCAGCGTAGGAGGAGGAATTTATCAAGAAAAGACCATACGCCCCACCTGAGTCTTCACTATTCGAAGGCGTAGTCCCCATTGCCCATCCAGCGGTGGAGTCTGGGGCGGCTGATGAGTAAGATGCTTGAGGATCTTGATCTCCCAATATTCTTACAACTGTTAATGGTGCGCCGTTTTTTAACCATGCTGCGGCTGCATAAGCGCCGTAGGTTGGAGCTGTTGGGATGCCACCTCTCCAAACATCAGACGCTATGTCTCCTCTTACAGGCTCACCGAAGATTTCGATTAGCTCTGACAAAGATTCTACCCTTGTTGGTAGAAAAGCTGGTCCTCTTCTAAAGCGACCAATGACTACTGGTCCGACTGGAGGCGCTGTTTTCGGCAGCTGCGAATTATCAATTTCCTTGATAAAAACGCCGGGGGAAACAAACTTAAAATTCTTTGCTGACATTGCTTGGAGTCTCCTTCTATATTCGCTTGGAATAAAAACATTTTTTCTTTAATAAATAGTAAGGAGCAACTAGAAAGGACAAAATTATTCAATATATCCAGTTCTATCCGAAGAATACGGATTTTTGCCACGCAGCTTGCCATCCCCACCGTATTCCGGTATATCTCCAAAAACCGTCCTTTCTCTTGGAATTTTTACCTCGACTGCATTTTCTCGCACAGAAAACTTAGGTCTGTCATCATTACTCCCTTCGCCTATTAAGTACCCAAGGACTTTAATGTCTATGGAAGTTTCGAATCGTCGTTCCTCGTCGTCCATAGATGCTATGTTGTTAGCTTGTGAAAAATTACCTTGAACAAATGCTTCATATCGATGATTGTCTCTTTTAAACAGAAGAGAGTTGATTGTTCCGGGTCGGGTAGCAAATACTTGTACCAATTCGTTCATTTGCTGTTGATATTCTGTCCTTAAAACTATTTTATAAGTAACATCAACATATACTATCGGTGGTATTGAAATCGTTTCATAAACTACTTTTCTATTATCTGACCTGCGTATAAATTTTGGTCCTGTTGCTGGGTCTGAAGTTGGGTATTTCCTGTTTTGATCAGCATTGTTGAACTCCGAGGTTTTCTTTTGCTGTATCCTCCTGCCTATGACCAATCCTCCGCCTTTCTCGTCTTTATTTATAAACTGGTCTCCGTAGTAAGCACCCCTTGTTGTCAAATCTTTCACTACAGATGTCCTTTCTATAGTTATCATTGGCAATATTATCGTGCCTTCATCATCCCTAAGTTCTTTTTTGTTCTTTATCTGAAACGCCCTTTCAGAGGCAACCCATATAACAGGTACTTTCTCAAATCCCTTATTTGTTGTAACATGAAAATTTAAATCTTCATGCATGTAGTCATAGATGGAGTAATCTATTGTCTCTAAAGTTGAGGGCAAAAAAGAGATTTGTTTTATTTTTTGAGGATATTCTGAGGAGGCTCTCTCTGGCGGGAGGTCCATGTATTTGTCATCATGTGGCATCGAAAACCCCCTTTCTTGCTCTTTTGCACATCGCTACTATTTCCATTTTGTGATCAACTTGACCAAAAATTTGTTTAGGTTCGTTCAAAGATAGTATTTCATACAAAAAAGAGCCATAAAGAATAAAATCTCCCTCTCTTGCGAATAGGTCTTGATCTTCTATCAATCTTCTCTTGTGGAAGAACACATTGACAGATGACCTTTTGTCAATCCCTATATTAGTGTTCGTGGACGCAATTCCTTGCCATTCTACCAAAGCATGCACTCTAACTGGAGGTAAGAATGTCTTTTTAATCGCCTCTCCATATAAAGAATGGAAATTAGTGTGCTCAAGACTTACAGGATAATAAAGAACAGTTTGCCCTATAACTCTTTCAATAACCTCGTCATTGATCTTTTTAACAAGATCCCTTTCCTTCTTTCCTGTAAAAAGAGGAGGTGGAGGATTACTAGGTTGTTCCCACTTATTTTTTTTAGCCACGAGTTAACTACCCCACGAATACGGGGAGTGGTACCCCCTGCATTGTCTTAATTGTGTTTTCTATCTCTCCTGCCGTTTCTTCGGCTAGTTTAGGATATGTCATTTCTTCTAGGACTGCCTTTAATTCATCCCTGAGAGCAATCTGCTCTGCCTTTCCCTCTGAAACTAGGGCAGGTCCATTAAGGGTTACATTGCTTCCCGGAATTGGCAAAGTTGCAAACTTACTTCTAACATTACCTAACATTTCTTTACACACGGCAAGAGCAAACCTTCTTATCCATTGCTTCCCGATTGAATTAATGTTTAAATACTCTATATTTTCAAAAGGCAGCGTATTCATGTTATTTATGCCACGAACCCCATCTTTATCTGCACCATGAGCAAAAGCCTCAGTCTGTACACTAAATTCCACCCACATGGTCGTGGGAGAAACTCTAGTTGTGTCTGGGAATATTCTTAATTTATTATCTTTAATTTCATAAGAAAAATGAGAAGTTCTTGTGTAAATAGCATCCTCAAAAGCCATTGCTTGTGATTTATTTTGCCAAACTGGAATTACCTCGAATGTCGAATCATCGGCGTACTGCCCATAATATGACATATTCCCCACTGTATTCAGACCACCATAATAACCAAAAAATCTCCACATCGCTTGTGGTGTCTTATAGAATACTTTTCTGATTGTCACTTTTTTATTTCCGACAACATTATAGAAAGGGCTAGAGGAGTCAGATGTAGATGTATCCTCTATGATTGACTGAAGGTCATAATCCTGTTGTCCCACTGCTGTGGCAAAAGAAGCGGAATATATTGGTATATTGCCGCCAAATCCGCCTTCTGTTGCCAAGGTATTTGCCACTCTTTTTGAGTATTCAAAATTAAATTTTGGATATCTAGTTTCAATATTGGACCCGCTGAGTGAGTTGCCGCTCACTATTTCTCCATCTTGATCAAATGTTCCAGTTGGATTTCCAAGAAAGTCTGACATAGCGTTCTTTGCCTGATGTATGTTTACGATATAAGAGTATTCAAGCACTGACTCTTCATATGCGGCATATACTTGATATTCTGTCAATTCAAGATCAAGTATATCCCCACCTAGCTTTTGATAAACATAAGCTACTTGATCAGACGCTCCCTCTTTGAAAGCAGTGGCAGCATGGTTGGTTGATGCTTTCGCCACATATATTCCATATGGCAATGGGTTAGCCGTAGCATTAACATTGTCTGTATTTCCAGTTACAGGCAATATAGACACACTAGTGCTACTGGCAGGTGTTAAAGTTGGAAGAGCCATTGTTTAGATCTCCTTGTTTCAAAATAAAATATGCTTTATATAATTAGTCTGCGACAATGTTTAAAGAAGGTAGAAAAGAAAAAAGCCCCGCCAAATTAATGACGAGGCTCTTTGTTTGTCTAGATCCTAACGGTATTAGCCGTTAAGGTCACGACAGATAACAAGACCATACATATCTGGTCTAACCATCTTCTTAGCATAACGGGTCATGACACCCTTACGAGGTACAAAGTCCTCGACACCAAAGATAGTTGGAGTTACCTGAAGCGGTACATATGGAGCGTAAACATATCCGCTCTCAAGGAATGAACCACCTTTTCTACCCACAAGAACAACATTTCGTGGGAAGTAAGGATCAACATAAATGTCCCACTTCTTGCTCAACGATCCAACATTAACTGCACCAACTGTGCCTCTATCGGCATCAGCAGTTACACTAGCGCGGAATCCAGCAGTGAACTCAAGGATGTTGGCAATTTCCGGCGAAACGACGACGAAATTAGCACCACCACGGAGTGTCTTTCTGTGGATTTGAGCAGAAACATCATTGATGGTTTCGACAAGAGTCTCGTACCATTCGGAAACAGTACCAGTAAAGTCAGCACCCATCAAGGATTCATTGTCACGGGAAACTCCGCCAATAACTCCAATCTGTCCACCAGTGGATCTGTCAAGGAATCTACCCGGACGACGAGACCAGTAAAGTTTACCAGCAGTTGCGCCTGCAACAAGATCCTTAAGGATTTCTCTATCGATTTCCAAAGCAATTTGCTCAGAAAGGATGCTTGTAAGCTCAACTTCTGCATCAAGGTTGTGGTAAGCATTAAGGTCTTGACCTAATTCTGGTGTCCACTTAGCCTTGAGCTTCTTGGTCACAGCAGTCACAGCAATCGAATCAACTTTGATGTCGATTTCTGGGATGTTTTCGTTATTTTCAAGTCCCCAAGAATCGGTACCTGCGATGACTCCCATAGCGTCTGCTGCTGGAGCAGTGGCAGTACCATTGAAGTTATCTTCGAGAGCAAAGGAAAGAGTTCCTCCTACCTTAACAATGTTAGCATCCAAATGTGTTGCTGCGGATGCATCCGAAGACGCTGTTGCCATGAAAACAAGGTTTAGCTTGGTGCTATCTGTTTCGGACACATGAGTTAATCTTCTTTGAAGAACCCCAGCTGGTCCTGCAACAGTTCCTGCCTCGTTGGGTGGTTTGAAATCCAATGCGAGGTAATTATCTTCGTTGAATTGAGTTCCATTGCTGGTAATACCACCATCATTAGAACCAGTAAGAGTGCTTCTAGCCATTGTGTATACCGCGACAAGAGATCCACTTGGAATGTCAACATCGTATAATGCTAGCTTATTAATGTTAGTAGCTTCATCTCCCGGATAAACACCAGTTACCACCTTTGTTAGGTGGTTGACTGAACAGGTGTTGGATGCGGTAGGTGAAGCATAACCGTTGTTAAGCCCATAGAATCCTTTTTCTGGATTTTGTGTAGCACTAGGGTTAGCTGATGTTCCGCCGTTCAACTTATTGTCAAGGTCAACACCTCCTGTGATTTCAAGACCGACTTTACCTTGTCCGTAAAGTGATTCTCCAAGAACTGCACCACCTGCTGCTTTAGTTTCAGCATATGTGAAGTCAAGGAAGAAAATAAGTCCTGATGGTAGGCTCATTGGTTGAACGCTTACGAGATCGTTAGCGATCAAGCTTCCGAAAACGCGACGAACGATTGGAAATGCAACAGATGCAAAACCTTCGACATCTCCACTAGCCATAGTGGATGCCTCACGCAACAACTCTTTAGCTTGGTTTTCAAGCAATCGAGCCATGGCGTCTTTAGAACGCTCGCTATTCATTCCCTCTAGAAGACCTGTGTTTTCCCACTTCGCAAGTAGGGCAGCACCTTCCTTCTGGAGATCTCTATTAACGATACCTTCTGTTAATTTTTCTAAAACTGACATAGTTTTTTTCTCCTTTTTTAGTTTAATTAATACCAGCCAAACGCTTCATCCGATCCAAATTAGGATCAGCTTTAGGTTTAGCTTCGCTGCCTTTAAGCAAAGCTGAAGAACGCTTAGTCACCGCCTCGCTAAGTGATTTCGGAGCACGAGATTGTTTTCCCTGCTCTCCCACTGCGCCCTGAAGGGTTTCGTAAATTACTTTCGCTTCTTCAACTGTTTTAGAATTCGATATAGCCTCGACAAGTTTATCTTTTTGCCGCCCATTCAACGAGTCACTACTCAAAGCCTTGTTTATATAAAGTAACCTAGCATTTTGTAGGTTAACCTCACTTAAAGTTCCCTTTACCCTATTGGCAAATGACTTCATCTCTTGGATGCTACCAGTCATTTTTTCTAATTTTCCTCTAAGGTTTTCATTTTCTTGGTTAGAAAGCTTGAAAGCTTCCTTCAGTTTATCCATTTCTTCAATATTGCTGTCATCATGTGCAGCAAGAGCCTCTGCCTCAAGTTCTGCTTGGCGAGTCTCATATTGTGGCTTTTCTAACCAGCCTGTTTTTTCTGGGTGGAAATCCAAGGTGAGTTTTTCTACAATATCCTTTAATTGTTCTTGTGAAATTTCTACCTCTTCGTCACCTTCAAATAGATTTGTTAGATCGATCTCTTCATCAATATTTCCAACTTCAGCGGTTGGTTCTGACATCGTTTCGGCTGCCTCTACATCCTCCGAAACTTCTTCATGAGACAATATTTCCTCCATGTCCACCTCTCCATCAACACTAGATCTTGCCAACTCTTCTAGTTTAGACAAATCCAATACGAGAGTGCCTGAACCAGATCCTTTCATTTCTTGCTCTTGCGGCTCTTGTTGGTCTGGTGCCTCCATTGCTGCATAGTCAGCGTCTTTTTCCGGGGATTCGTTGAGCATGTTATCGACTGTTTCTTTTATTTCTTTTGAATACTTTTCTAATATTGTTGCTTCAGCGTTTTTCATTGCTGCCTCTTTTAAGGCAGTTGCATCCACTATTGCTTGCTCTAACATAGATGACATAACTTAATCTCCTAAGTGTGTAAATGAGAAAAGGATAATTTTTCAGTAATAATTAGTTGGCATGTGGCTAAAAGGTACAAAAAAACAAATTTTATTCTAGGATATCACCAAGTTAGATTGTTCATCCCAATAAATATTAGTTTCTCCCTCTAAAAATGAAGATATTGCTTGCAAATAAAACTCCATTTCGCCGGGATTCATTCTTTTAGTATTTACTTGATCTAGGCACCATTGAATAACAGTGTTGGCTAGGAAGGCTTTTCTTGCATACACGACATTATCTTCGACACGATAATCTTTGTCAGTTGCTCTTACATATTCTAATATATCTTTTCTGGATACGATTCTCATAATATAAGTAGAAGAAGGTGAGGGCAGAGACCCGTAGATCCCTGCCCTCGGTTATCAAAAAGGTTTACTTCTTGAGGATTGCTTTCAATTCTTCGATCTGAACTTGTTGAGCCTTTACAGCCTCAACGAGAACCGAAGTAAGTCTTGAGTAGTCAACTCCCTGTACTCCGTCATCAGCAGTGTGAACTGCCTTTGGGAGAACAGATTGAACATCTTGAGCGATGAAACCGAAGTCTCTTTCACCGGAATCTTTCCAAGTGAACTCAACACCATTCAAGGACATAACAGTATCAAGCGCAGTGTTCATTGTAGCAACATCACTCTTGAGGCTTTCGTCCGAGTAAGTAACGAATGCAGCAGCACGAACTTTGTTAATGTTATCAGATCCGTTAGCAACATCAAGTGCATACTCAGTAGTGGCGTCTCCACCAAGAGTCAGCAAAGTAGCGCTAGATCCGTTAACAAAGTAAAGAACATGGTTACCAGCATCGTAGGACATGTGCTCATTAGCAGCACCACCAAAGAACTTAGCGTTTACACCAGCGCCGTCAGCACCAATAGTAAGTGCTCCGTCTGCGCTGATTGCACCAGCAGCACTCATAGTAACTCCAGAAGAGCCATATCCACCACCAACGGTAGCAGCAGCAGCAATTGCAACATTCTGATCATTGTCCATACTGATGGTAGCTTCGCCCTGAGCGTTAGCAATTACATTACTTCCGACTGAGATCGAACCACCAAAGGCAACTGCGTCGTCTGTTTGGGTACCGAACTGCACATTTCCACCAAAGTCAACATTGAAGTTTAACTTAGTAGCCACGATTGCAGCGTTAGAAGCAACAGAAGCGTTGACAACAGCATCAGCAGCCAACTCGTCAGCACCAACAGCGTCATCAGCAAGCATGCTGTTTTCAACTGCTTGAGCGGCAATAGTCAAAGCACCGCCGTCAGCGATAGTAGCATCACCGGAAACTTGTCCGTAGTAGTGATCGCGAAGACTATCAAGTCCAACTTTCTTCAATGTTCCACCGTCAGAGATCATCAACTCGTCAGCAGAAGCGATGTCTGCGTGAGCCAATTCAGTTTGACCAGAAATAACATTGTCGTTAAGCATTGAGCCTTCAACAGCGTCAGCAGCGATTGTTAAAGCACCACCAGCAGCCACAGTGGCATCACCGGAAACATTTCCGAAGAGTGAATCCTCAAAGTTTGAGAATGTGACTTTCTTAACAGCGCCCGGTCCATCATCAAGCATCAACAAGTCAGCTTGAGCAACGGTTGCACCGCCGAGAGCAGCTTGCCCAGAGATGATGTCTTCAGCAAGCATACCATGCTCAACAGCAGCAGCAGCAATAGTCAAAGCACCAGTGTTAGACATAGTTGCGTCACCGCTCATAGTTACAGCAGCAGGGTCGCCATCGCTATTACCAAGAATAAACTTAGCAGCAGCCAATCCAGCCATCTTAGCCAAAGTAACTTGATTATCAGCAAGATGCTCAGTGTCAATTGCGCCGGCGGCAAGATGTTCAGAGTTAACAACATCATCTTGAATGTTGTCGCCATCGACACAATCAGCAGCGAGCATTGCATGCTCAACAACGCCGGTTCCGATTGTCAAAGCACCACCAGCAGCAACTGTAGCGTCACCGGAGATTGATACATACGACGGATCAGTTCCATCAGACTGAAGGAATTGAGCAGCAGTACCTTTTCCAAGAAGTGAAGGATCACCAGATGCATCACCCAAGATGAGAGAACCTCTAGTAATACCTGCCATCTTAGCCAAAGTGACTGCGTTGTCAACAATGCTAGCTTCAACGACAGCGTTAGCAGCCAACTCGTCAGCACCAACAGCGTCATCAGCAAGCATGCTGTTTTCAACTGCTTGAGCGGCAATAGTCAAAGCGCCACCAGCAGCGATTGTAGCATCACCGGAAACATTTCCGAAGATTGCGTCTTCAAAGTTAGAGAAGGTGATTGACTTAAGGTTGTTAGAATCATCAATATCACCTGCATACATCAAGTCACCTTGTGCAAGGTCACTCAAAGATGAAGCCAAAGATCCACCGTCAAGCTTGTCCATGTCAATTGCAGCGTCAGAAGCAATAGAAGCATTGACAACAGCGTTAGCAGCCAATTCATCAGCGCCAACGGCGTCGTCAGCAAGCATGCTGTTTTCAACTGCTTGAGCAGCGATAGTTAAAGCACCGCCTGCGGCGATGGTTGCGTCTCCAGAGACATCAGCGAAAACTGCGTCTTGAAGGTTAGAGAAAGTGATCTTCTTCTCAGTTCCGTTGTCGGAAAAGACAAAGTGATCTTGTGTTTGGTGAAGGCTAGTGCCAGCGGAAAAAGCATCGATGTCAAGAGATTTAGCGAGGTCGGTAACAACGCCCCCTTGATTTTGCATGTAAAGTCTGGAAGCCGCAGGGTCTGCGGATGTACCAGAAGAAAAAAGATAGGCACCGCCAATTGGGGCATCTGCCGGGTCTCCAGAACCAGAAACATTCTGAAGTTCGATATATTTACCGTAACTAGATTCAGTAAAATAAGCCATTCATAAATCCTCCCATAGATTTAGTTATTAAATTTTAAATTAAAGTCAAAGAAAAAGCGCCCGAGGGCGCTTGGAGCACGAGATTGTGCTCATATATAAATAGTTTTGAGGATTAGATTTAGTGAAAGCAAAATGCTATATAGTGGCAACTAATGAGAAGGATTGAAGATTTTTTTAATTTATATTAGAGAAACCATAAATTTGTTGGATTGCTTTTGAGATTCTTTGTCTTTCGCCAAGAGAGTAGTGCCTGTTTGAAAACAATAGAAATGCTAGATCGCCGTCAAGAAAACCCATGGCAGTATGGATATTCTTAAACACAACCATTTGATCCGTGTCAAAGCCTTTTGCTGCCATAGCATTGGCGTCGGAGCTAGTAACCTTATTTTCGTTAGTCTCGCCAGTGCTTGATGTACTAACAGCCGACACTGCTTCTTTTGTATAAGCACTCCTAGTAAAGGTATCTTCCGCTCCTGTCTCTCCCGCATTTATTTTGTACTCAAGGTAGTATAGTACAAATTGATTTCTACATGTTGGTATTCCGCCTCCTGTATTATAGAAGTTATCTACTTGAAAATTTACTTCACCACCATTGTCAACTCTGCCGAAACACTCAACCCTCATTCGGTCAGGATCTTCGTCCTGCATTGAGCCAAAGCCGAATCTTGACTTTGGCACGGAACCTCCTGAATCTCCTCCGAAAATTCCATGGTTGTTGTCATTGTTTGCTGCTTTTACTAAAACGAATGCACTGCATGATGCGCCCCAGTCAACATTTTTTGCGGTGCCTCCTGCATCAGCAGTTAGATATACATCGTCAGAACCATCGCCTCTAACAACTGGGCGACCATTTAATCCGTCATGAAT